CCGCGAGGACGGTCCCGCGATCGAGTGGCCCGACGGCACGCGGGAATGGTACTGGCACGACCTGCGCCACCGCGAGGACGGTCCCGCGATCGAGCGGGCGGATGGCACGCGGGAATGGTACTGGCACGACCTGCGCCACCGCGAGGACGGTCCCGCGATCGAGCGGGCGGATGGCACGCGGGAATACTGGAGGCACGACCGGCTGCACCGCGGGGACGGCCCCGCGGTCGAGCGCGCGGATGGCACGCGGGAATGGTGCTGGCATAACCAGCTCCACCGCGAGGACGGCCCGGCTGTCGAGCGGGCGGATGGCAGGCGGGAATGGTACTGGCACAATCAGCGCCACCGCGAGGACGGTCCCGCGATCGAGCGGGCGGATGGCACGCGGGAATGGTACTGGCACAACAAGCGCCATCGTGCCGACGGCCCGGTTGTCGAGTGGCCTGATGGAAGGCTGGAATATTGGCGACACGGCGTGCGCGTGGAAGCGGATGAGGTGGTGTGATGGTCGAGAGCGTCATGTGGGTTACACCGGATGGCACGCGGGAATGGTACTGGCATAACCAGCTCCACCGCGCGGACGGCCCGGCTGTCGAGCGGGCGGATGGCAGGTTGGAATGGCGCTGGCACGACCAGCTGCACCGCGAGGACGGCCCCGCGATCGAGCGGGCGGACGGCACGCGGGAATGGCACTGGCACGACCATCTGCACCGTGAGGACGGCCCTGCTATCGAGCGGGCGGATGGCCTGCACATATGGTGCTGGCACAACCAGCTCCACCGTGATGACGGTCCCGCGATCGAGTGGCCCAATGGCACGCGGGAATATTGGCGACACGGCGTGCTTATATCAGTGGACGAGGTGGGGTGATGGTCGAGAGCGTTATGAAGACCTTAGCGGATGGCACGCGGGAATGGTACTGGCGCGACCAGCGCCACCGCGAGGACGGCCCGGCCGGCGAGTGGCCCGATGGCACGCGGGAATGGTACTGGCACGACCAGCTGCACCGCGGGGACGGCCCCGCGGTCGAGCGCGCGGATGGCACGCGGGACTGGTACTGGCATAACCAGCGCCATCGTGCCGACGGTCCGGCGATCGAGTGGGCGTATGGCGCGCGCATGTGGTACTGGCACGACCAGCGCCACCGCGAGGACGGCCCGGCTGTTGAGTGGCCCGATGGCACGCGGGAGTGGTACTGGCACGACCTGCGCCACCGCGCGGACGGCCCGGCTGTCGAGCGGGCGGATGGCGCGCGGGAATGCTGGAGGCACGGCGTGCGCGTGGAAGCGGATGAGGTGGTGTGATGGTCGAGAGCGTCGTGCGGATTACAATGGATGGCACGCGGGAATGGTACTGGCGCGACCAGCTGCACCGCGCGGACGGCCCGGCTGTCGAGCGAGCGAGTGGCACGCGGGAATGGTACTGGCATAACCAGCTCCACCGCGAGGACGGCCCGGCTGTCGAGCGGGCGGATGGCAGGTTGGAATGGCGCTGGCATGATCAGCGCCATCGTGCCGACGGCCCCGCGGTCGAGCGCGCGGATGGCACGCGCATATGGTACTGGCACGACCTGCGCCACCGCGAGGACGGCCCTGCTATCGAGCGGGCGGATGGCACGCGGGAGTGGTACTGGCACAATCAGCGCCACCGCGCGGACGGCCCGGCCGTCGAGTGGCCCGATGGCACGCGCATATGGTACTGGCACGACCAGCTGCACCGCGGGGACGGCCCGGCTATCGAGTGTCCTGACGGAAGGCTGGAATATTGGCTGTATGACGCGTTTGTAACAGTGGACGAGGTGACGCGATGACAACCGAGGTACTGGATGACACGATCGACGTTTATGATCCGCTGATCAAGCGGCTCGATAAGGACCTGCGGCAGACCGCGAAGGCCTTGGGCACCCCCCAAGCACGGTTGCTCGTGGCGACCTATTATATGATGCAGGAGGATCGTAAGCGCGCGCGGGCCCGCCTGGGATCGCGCACGACCGAGAAGCCCATGCGCGTGCTCGAGTGGATGGCGGATCAGTTCGGCTTACTCGAGAAGCGTATCGTGACCTTGCTCGACTTGTGGTCCGAGCATCACGAAGCCGGGCCTTGGCTGCGGGCGCAAAAGGGGGTCGGCCCCGTGCTCGCGGCCGGGTTTCTCTCGCTCCTTGACATTGAGCGAGCGAGTACGGCGGGTGCGTTTTGGAAGTTCTGCGGCGTGCCTAGTTCAGGGAAATGGCTCAAGGGACAGAAACGTCCGTGGTGCGCGGATGCGCGGCGCTTGTGCTTCTTGGCCGGGCAGAGCTTCATGAAAGTATCCAACCGGGACGATGCGTTCTACGGCGCGCTCTACAAGCAGCTTAAGGCCGAGGAATGGGAGCGTAACCTTTCCGGCGAGCACGATCGCGTGGGGCGCGTGGATGAGTTCATCGCGCGGTTCAAGCCTGGCGCACTTACCCCGGACCTGCGCAAGTGGGTGGATGGTGAATTTAATCGGATTGAACCCGCGAGGAAAAGTGATGACGGAGGAGACCTTATTGCGTTGCGCGGTTTGCGCGATCCTGGCATGGATGGCGTTCGCATGCTTCCTCCTTCTCTTATCCTAAGCCGCGCGCGCTGGCGCGCCGTTACCCTTTTCCTGTCGCATCTGCATCAGGTCTGGTATGAGGTTCACTACGGCCGGTCGCCCGCCGAGCCCTACGCGTTCGCGGTTTTAGGCCACGCGCATAAGGTCAACCCGCCCCCACCGTGGGTGGGCTAGCTGGACGAGGAAGACGGTTGGAATTTGTGAACGAGCCGTGTCAACTGATAGTTGCGCAATAAGAACGAGCTAAGCTGCTGGATTGTTGAAGTGGTAGAACGAGCCGCGCCTGCCAATGGTTACCTAGCAAGAACGAGCTGTCCTGCCCGATGGTTGCGAACCATGAACGAACTGGAACGAGATATAGTTTAAGGATCGTGAATGCCTGTGCTTGCGCTAGACTTCGAGACTTACTATTCGCCCGATTATACACTGTCGAAAATGACCGCGGAGGAATATGTACGCGACGAGCGGTTCGAAGCGCATTGTGTCTCGATTTATGATGGCGCCCGCATGCGAAGCGCGCGGGGAACCGATATCCCCGCGCTCCTCAGCGAGTATGACTGGCCAACTATCACGCTGATCGCGCATAACGCGGCCTTCGACGGCTTCATCTTGACGGACCGCTATGGGTGCTACCCGGCGCATTACCTTTGCACGATGGGCGCGGCGCGGTACGTTTGGGGCTCGCATGTGAAGGTTTCGCTTGAGAGCTGCCTGGCACGGCTTGGTATGGCACCCAAGTCCGTTCCGTACTCCTCGATGATCGGGAAGCGATGGGCTGATATGCATGGCGCGCTTCAAGATCTTATCGTCGCGGGTTGCGAGCAGGATACGCGACAGACCTGGGCGTTGGCGGGGCGCTTGGTTCCCCAGGTACCGGACCTCGAGCTATCCATGATCGACATGACGGCGAAGCTCTTCACGGAGCCGCGGCTCGAAGGCGATACGGACGTGCTCCAGGCGCTCGCGCTTCAAGCGCGGCGCGATCGCGCCGACGCGCGCGCCCGCCTTGGCGTCCCGGAGGGGAAGCCGCTCTCGCAGGCCCAGTTCGTCGCGAAGCTAGAGGAACTCGGGATTGAACCGGAGTATAAGCAGGGGAAGACTGGGCTTATCTCCGCGACGGCGAAAAAAGACGAGTTCATGCTACGCCTACTCGATGGGTCGTTTGGCGAGGATGCCGAACTCCTGGCGGAAGCGTTCTGCGCGGCGCGAAGCTCGATTCAAGAGACGCGGGCGGACCGCTATCTCGGCATGGCGCGCCGTGGACCTCTCCCCGTGGCGCTAACCTATAGGGGGGCTGTATCTGGGCGTTGGACAGGCAAGGGGGGCCGGACGAATTTTCAAAATCTCCCCAGGAATGGCGATATCCGCAAGTCGCTGCGCGCGCCCGAGGGCCACGTACTGATCGGCGCCGACCTGTCGCAGATCGAATTGGTGATCAACGCCTACCTCGCGGGCGAGGGCGCGGTGCTGGACGCGCGGCGCGCGAAGCGCGATGTTTATTGCGAGACGGCGAGCGCGCATTATGGACGGACCATCGTGAAGGGGGGCCTGGAGCGCCAGACTTTCAAAGTCGTGTGCCTTGCATCGCAGTTTGGATTGGGCCACAAGACGCTTGCCGTCCTCCTACGCATTCCAGCGGACCAGGCGGCGCCGCTCACAGACTCGTGGCGCGCCCGAAATCGGCGTATCTGCGCGTCGTGGCGCCGCGCGGCCTACCTGATCCCCGTACTGGCGGGGCTTGGGAAACCTGAGAAATTCCTCGGCTGCACCATCGAGCCCGGCCGCGTCGTGTTGCCGTCCGGCAACCAGATGCTCTATGAAGTCGAATGGTCCGATGAACGGAAATCCTGGATGCGGCGCAAATACGCGGCGCAAAGCTTCTTCACGGGCTGTACGCTCTGCGAGAATATCGTGCAGGGCACGGCGCGAGACGTACTAGCGGTCGCGGTTAAGCGCGTTTGCCGCGCGACCGGCCTTTATCCCGTGCTCACGACGCACGATGACGCGGTTTGGTGCGTCCCGATCGCGCGCGTGCCCGAGGTGTTGGCCGCCGTGGAGGCCGCGTTTTCCACAGCGCCCGCCTGGTTGCCGGATTGCCCCATTGATAGCGAAGTAAAGGCGGGAACCGATTATGGACTTACCGGAGACCTGGAATTTTACATACAGCAAGCTGCGGGCCTTCGAGAACTGCCCGAAGGCGTTCCACCATAGGTACGTCGCCAAGGACGTACGCGACGAGCTGGGCGCCGCCGCGCGCCATGGCACAGCCGTGCACGCCGCTCTCGAGGCCCGTGTCAAGACTGGAGAAACAAGCGATTTGACCGCACCGCATGAGCCGGTGATTGGGCTGCTGCTTGCAACCGCGCCCTGGCAAGCGGAGGTCGAGGTCGCGGTGGATGCTGATTGGGGGGCGGCGGCATGGTCGGGATCCTGGTTGCGCGGCAAGATAGATTTGCACGCCCATAATGCTTCAACTAATCGTGTTGTGCTGCTCGATTGGAAAACAGGTAAGGTCCGCGAGGATAAGTTCGAGTTGCAGGTTCAGGCCGCGCTTCTCGAACCGATCTACCCAGGCGCGACGTTTTCGGGTTTCTACTACTGGTTGAAAACCCAGGCGCCCGGGATGCTCTATTCGCTTGACGTAGGCGCCGCGCGGCGGCGCGTTTCCGCGCTGGCCGCGAAGGTAGCGGCGTCGGATCCTGACCCAAAGCCCGGCCCTCTCTGTGGGTATTGTCCCGTGACAGCGTGCCGTTTCTGGCGCCCAGGTTGAAAACCTGAAGTGAACTGAATATTGGGATGGTTAATTATGCAGAATGAACTCCACAGGCGAACGCTTGATGAATGCGAATGAACTAGCCGACTAGACGCCTGAAGACCGGAAATGAACAGTAAACCACGATCGTTACGCTGCGGGAATGAACTGAAAAGTCCGATCGTTGCATGGCGTGAATGAACTGGGTATCTCGATCGTTAATCGTCGTGAATGAGCTGAATACTGGAACCGTTAAGGTGAAGGAGCGTATCATGAACTGGATGGACAATATAAAAACTAACCCATGGGCGGAGCCTGACGTGTTGGAGTCCGCCATCAAGGCCGAATATCGCGCGAAGCTGCGCGCGATCGGTGCCTACGTGTATAGCGTGCACGTCAACCATTACGGCCGCGCCGCCGTGGATGACTTCATATGCTACAAGGGCACGTTCTACGCGATCGAGGGCAAGCGCCCGAAGGGCAAGGTTACAGCCCGCCAGCAATCCGTGCTCGACGAAGTAGCGGCGGCGGGGGGCGGCGTGATCGTCGCCCGCTCTTGGGAGGATGTTTGGCGCGGCATGGGCTTTCCGGCGGACCCCGCGTGACCTGCCAGCCACCCGCCCACTACGACTTCCCCGCCGCGCCCGGGTTGGTACCAATGGACAACCAGCGCATGCGCGCGGCTTTTCTGGCGGGGCACAAGCGGGCATTCGAACTGAGTGAGATGCGTACCGGGAAAACACTCACGGCGCTGTGGGCGGCGGATTACATCATGCACGGGTACGGCGACGCTAAGCGTGCGCTGATTGTCGCTCCCCGCAGCATCATGCGGCTGGTCTGGCTGGCGCACGTGCGCGACCATCTGGGCGGGCATCGCACGGGGGTCGTGCTCGAGGGTGATATGGCCAAGCGGCGCAAGACGCTGGCGATGGACCACGCGGGCTTCGTGATCACGAACCCGGACGCGCTCAAGACGCCGGTCGGCAAGGACCTCTTTGACATGGCCAAGGCGGGCGAGTTCGCCGTCATGATCTTCGACGAGGCGACGACGTACCGTCACACGCGCACGAAGCGTTGGCGGACCACGTTCGCCGTCGCCAGCCAAATCGAATACGTCTGGCTCCTGACCGGCACGCCGACGCCGCAGGCCCCCACGGACGCGTACGGGCTAGAGGCGCTGGCCTTTGGCCCGCGCGGCTCATTCGTACAGTGCAAGGAACGCCTGATGGTCCAGATCGACCAATTCAAATGGGCGCCGCGCCCAGGGCATGAGGCCCTGGTCGCCAAGATGCTATCCCCCGCCGTGCGGGTGCGGCAGGATGAGTGTTTCGCGGTTCAGAAGGCGCCGCCGCAGAACAGGGCGGTTGAGTTGACCTCGGAGCAGAAAAAGGCGTTTGCTTCGCTCCGCGCCGGCGGCGCCGTGCGGGTCGCGGGTAAGACCATCACAGCCGTGCACGCGGCGGCGACGCGCCTCAAGTTCATGCAGATTTCGGCGGGCATGATCTATGACGCTGACCACGATATCGTAAAAGTGAATTGCGCTTCCAGGCTTGAGGCGCTAAAAGAAATCGCGATGGAGGCTCCGGCCAAGATCATAGTGTTCGCATCCTTCCATGGCGTCCTTGACGTATTGGAGGCTGAGTTCGGGAAAGATTGTGTGAGGGTTGATGGCACGGTTTCCGATAAGCATATCGAGCAGCGCGTCAACGCGTTTCAGTCGGGCGAGCCACGTTGGCTCCTGGCGCATCCGGCCGTTGTGGCACGCGGGCATAAGTTCACCTGCGCTTCCACGATCGTATGGTTTACGCCTACTGACAAGAGTGAGGAATATCAGCAAGCCAATCAACGGATATTTGGCCCTGACCAACAAGCAAATTGCTCCATCATCAACCTGGTAAGCTGCCCATTGGAAGCTAATATATTCGCCGCCCGCGCGGGTAGCGAGGCACTGCAGGAACAAGCGCTATCGATCATCGAAGGAAAGGGACTCGAATGGTAGACGCAAGCGAGCTTTTTAAACAGATTACGGCGCGTGAGTCACAGCTTGAGAATTTCAAGACAGTCGTCATCAAGCCTTTGCAGGCGCAGATCGATGATCTGAGGTCGCGATTGGCTGCTTATATGACCGAGCAGAACTTGAATTCCGTGAACACGGATTTTGGGCGCGCGCATTTCTCGACGGCGTTGAGCGCGAAGGTTATTGACAAGGACGCATGGCTCGACTTTGTCGGGGAGAATGACCAATGGGACATGCTGACAAAGCATGTCGCGACACAAGTCATAGCCGACTGGCACGACAAGCAGGTCGCGGTCTATGAAAGGGAGAAAGCAGCCGGCAAGGACGTTAAATATCCGGATTACCCAGACGGGCTCCAGGTCGAGCGGGTCCGCAGGCTTAATATCGCACTCAAGAAGGACGTTATCGAATGATCGAGTTCCCGAATTTGTACAATGACGCGAACGCGGCGCAGGAAACATCGGCGCGCCCCCCCCGCGTCTCGTTGCTGAATGACCGTTTCACCCTCCTGGACGAAAACGGCCAGGAAGCCGGGGAAGTCCATGGCGAGTTCAAGTTTATGGTCGCCTACATCCGCCCTTCCGTGTTTCGGGTTTTCTACGGCAGCAAATATGACCCTGAAAACCCGTCCGGTCCGGCGTGCGTCTCCTACGACGGCAAACGGCCGGATGCCACGGAGAGCCCGGAACCCCAGCATGAGCTATGCTCGGCTTGTCCCCGCGCGGTCTGGGGCTCCAAGGAAGGTTTCAGCGGCGGGAAAAGCCGCGAGTGTCAGAACCGCGTCCTGGTCGTCGCCATGACATCCGATAAGAAGTTCTGGCAGTTCGCGATCCCGCCGGCGAGCCAAAAGAATTGGAAGCTGTTCGTGGACGAGCAGCGCCGCACAGGGAAACCTTTGCAGGCGATGATTGCCGGCGCCAAGTTCCGGCGGGGCACGAAGATTCTTGAGTTCGTCGCGCGCGGGACAGCGCCGCTGGATTACCAGGAAGCGATCGCGACCTTTACCGCGCGCGCGGGTGAGAATATGACTGGCCCACCGCGCGCGCTCGATGTGGAGCTGCTCGCGCCGTACATGTCGCTTACGCCGCGCCTTACGCACGAGCCCGAGCCCGAGCCCGCGCCCGAGCCCGAGCCCAAACCCGTCTCGAAGCGGCGCGCGGTAAAATCGCCGGAGCCGCCGGCGGAAGCCGATGAGCCGGCGGCTGAAGCGGACGCCCTGGCGGCGCACCTTCGCCAAGCATTTGGGCTGTGATTACCGGCCGCCACTAGAACTAGGTCAAGCGGTAATCCCCCCGCCGCCTTCCCCAGGCGTTGTTACCGTTTGCGGGGCTTCCACTTTCAGTAGAAGGTGGAAGCCCTTTTTGCGGGGTTGTCATGGCGCGGAAGCTTCCCGGGGCGTTCAAATCTCTAGCGGAATCGCGCGTATGGACGCGCTGGAGGCCTGTCACCAAGGACGGGAAGGTGACGAAGCCCCCGTGCGACGCGCGTGGGCGGCCAAAGGGCGCCGAGACGGACCCCGCCACGCTTTCCGAGATCGGCGACGCGTGGCCGGATATCGGCGTTATACTAGGCCCCGCGACCGGGCTTATCGGGATCGATATCGATCATTGCGGGGAAAATGGAAAGTGCGCTAGCTGGCTTTCGCCGCTTCTCTCGAGGGCCAAGGCGGCGGGCGCGTTCGTCGAGATATCCGTATCCAGGACCGGCATTCATATTATCGGCCGATCGGCATCCTTTCCGAAAGGCCACTCATTCGCGCATCCGTTCGACCCCGCGTTCCCCCAGGCCAAGATCGAGTGCTTCTCCGAGAAACGCTACTTCACGCTTGCGAATAACCTCATATTCGATCCGCCCGAACTGGGCTGTATCGATGACGTGTTCCGCGCGGCGCTCGCCATGGAGCGTAAGGCGCCCAAGAAGGCCGACGAGCTACTGAAGCGGTCGAGCGATGACACGTCCAAGGACTTCTTCGCCGCCATGCAAATCCTTCGGCGCGCGGGTTGGACACCTGATGAAGCGGCGGCCTACGCGCTTCGCTGGCCGGAAGGCGCCGCCGCGCAGTATATCCGCGAGGATAAGGTTCTCGAGCAAGCGCGGGTCTGCCATGAGAAAGGGCGCGCATCGGACTTCGGCGACGCGCCCGGCGGCGCGCCCGGGGGCGCGGACGCGGACGAAGTAGAGATTCCTGGCTATCACTGGTCGCCAAATTGCGTCACGGATGACGAGGGGAAGATCATCTTCAACAATGGGGTGCGCGCCGTTCACGCGTACCAGGGGGGAATGGCGTCGTTCGATATCAAGGTTTACGACCACAAGGAAAAGTGCGAGAATACCCTTCACCTCGATTGGCTCGAGACCTCGGGATTCGTGCGGGAGTACACGGGGCGGGCGTTATGCCAGGCCAGCAACGCCGCGCTGAAGCGCTACCTGGAGGTGGCGTTCGTGCATCTACAGGGCTTGGGGAGAGTAACCCGCGTGCATGATCGATTCGGCTGGACGAAAGACGACGCCTTCGTGCTCGGCGAGTACGTTTACGCGGAAGGCCGCGTTGAGCCGGCGAAGTTGACCATTGACACCGAGGCGCGCGGACAGCTTTTAGCCCCCGTGGGTACACTGGAGAAATGGCGCGAAACCGCCGCCCGGCTTTGTCACCCAGGGTTAGAGCCCTTCCTGGCGGCGCTGCTCGCGAGCGCGGGTGCTCCGCTCATCTCGCGGGTATGGGGGAAGGAAGGCGGTTTCGTCCTATCCTATTTTGGCCACGTGAGCGGGTCAGGCAAGTCCACGGCCTTATCGGCGGCCGCGTCCGTCTGGGGCGAAGCCGGGTGCATTGCCCTGGGTTCATCCGCCACGGATCACCATCGGTTTTATACGCTGGCGGTCCTGCGCCACCTTCCCGTCACCTGGGACGAAGCCAAGAGTACGCCCGAGTCGCAAGGAAAGAACCAGTCAACTCAAACGCCCTTGGTGTCCATACTTCAGGCTTTCACGGATGGCACGGAAAGAGGGAGGCTCGGGACGAAGGGGAAGCCCGTCGCGGCGCAAAGCGGCTGGTCAACCGCGCTGTTCATGGCGGGTAACAAGTCGAAAATCGGCGTGCTGGTTGGCACGGAGGAAGGGGCGGCGCAGGCGCAACGGATCATCGAGTTCAATTGCCAGAAGAAGATCACGTCGGGCATGCTGGGGTGGGCTCCCTTCACGAAGGAAGACTTCGAGGCGAACGGCGGCCATATCGGGCGCGCGATTGCCCGTTATCTGTCCATCAAGGCGAACCGGGACGCCGCCGTTGCCAGGCTTAAGGAGGTTTACGCGGGCTATATCAGCGCCACCGGCGCGGATAAGCGCTTTCAGATGCGCGCCTTGTCCGTTATCCGCGTCATGGGCGAAATCATGGATGCCGAGGGTTGGCTTCCGATCGACGCCGACCGGCTAGAGAGCGTGCTCATGGAGGCCCTCCGCGCGAGCGAGGTGAACGCGGCGGAGCTGGCCAAGGCGGAAGAGGCACTGGAGCCCGCCGCGCTTCTCGAGAGCTACATACAATCCGCCGTGCAGCGCGACAGCGTGTTCCAGCCCGGCAATGGGAAGGTCTCGCTGCGCCGCAACAACCAGCTTGTCGGTTTCCTCGACAGGGTGAAGCAGATAGCGGTCTTCGACCACCATGATTTCGATCATTACCTGCGCTCTCGCGGGTCAAACGTGCGCGAGACGCGCGAGGCGCTCGAGGCGTCCAACCGGATTGTGAAGAGCAAGCAGCGCCGTAACCTGGGTCAGGCTGATGGATTAGCCGTGCCGGCCTTCGCGGATGTGGCGGTCCTAGTACCCGTGGGCGGCGTGGATATCGAGGACGATAAGGTTATTCCATTCCGTCGTGATCTATGACGCGCGCCGCCAGCTCGGCTTTCATATCAAGCATTGACTGGAACATGTCTTCCGCTAGGTCGGTCCGCTGTTTCTGTATGGAGGTCGCATCCACGCGCGTCGCCGTCGTCAGCGCGATTTGAATAGCCTGGAGCTTCACCTTCGCCTTTTTCTGCCACTCCTCATCCATGGAGGGCCAGTCCGTACTGATGATATCCTCCAAGGCGCCGATCGCGGCATTGATCGGGAGCTCCTTGAGCGGCGCGGCGGGGTCCTCGGCCGCCTGGCGCGGCGGGGGCATGTCCTCGGCCGCTTGGCGCGGCGGGGGCATGTCGAAGATAAGAGGCGCCCCCGTGCGCTTGATCGGGCCGCTCATTGCTCGCCCGCCTGGCGCGCTCGCGTTCCCGCGCGCAGGAAGTCGGTTAAGCCGGCTTCCGGTCCGCGCGGAATGAGCTGGTTGCCAAGATAGCCCTGCATGGGGCCGCTCATGCCCAGGCGGGGGATCGCGTCGAGCGCCTGCCGGGTCGCCGACTGCCCCGCGAAATAACCAGCTATGTGCCCAATACCCGGTGCCATGCCGCCGCCGACCGCGGCGCCCGCCGTACCGCCAAGATAAGGCAGCATGCTGTGGCTTTTCGTGGCGGGGATGTTATTCGGCTTGCGGCTTAGCGCGTCGATCATCGACTGGGGCAGGTCCGCGAAGTCGCGGGAACTGCCTGGCTTCGGCGCGAACTTCGTCAGGCGCTGGTTGAACTTCGTCGGGTCAACGCGCCCCGTGAACTCATTGGCGCTGCGCCGCACGTCCTCGAGAAGGTGCCAGTCGTCCTTCGTCTTCAGGAAGGCGGGGATGTTGCCCTTGCCCTGTTCGCGGGCTGACTTGATCAATGCGCGGTCGAGCGCGTCGCGCAACCCGTAGAACGCGCGTGACGCCGCTTTATCGCTGCCCCGATACTTGAACGCGCTCTCCGTGAGAAAGTCGCGCCAATTGTTGACATCCTTCCACGGCTGCTCGACAACCGAATGCAGCGTTTCGGCGGCTTTGTTGACCTCGAGGCGCGAGGACGCTCCTGAAAGCCGCAGCTGCGCGCCTTGATTATACCGTTCCGCGATAGCGGCCACGTCGCGCCGGAGCGCGGGATTGGTCCGCAGGATGACGCCCTTAGTGGACTCTTTCGCCGCTTGCCGCAGGCTATCTTCCACCATCTTGATATTCTCGGGCGTCGCGTGCGTCATGGACGGGTCGAGGCGCTTCATCACGTCCGCCGTGAACTTCTCTTCGCGGGCGATCGCGCGGGAGAGCACGGAGCCTTCGGCCGTGCCCGCCGCCTTGGTCTCCATGGCTTGCAGTTTCGGGCTCCCCGTGCGCTCGCCCGCGCTTACGGGGTAGCCCGCGTCCTTCAGCTTGTCGGATGCCCGCATCTGGCGCGCGACCGCCGTGGGAGCGTTCGGGTCGCGGGGGAAGGGCGTGATCGCGCGCCCCACGCCACGGATGGCGCTCGGCGTGGCGAGCGAGGCCCCGATCCTCGCGGCGGTCTGCCCCGCGGGGCCCGCGCCCAGGCCCTCGGCTGCCTGCCCAGCGCCTTCGGAGGCGAGCCCCGCCGCGCCCGCCATGGCGGCCCGCCCACCGAGGCCCGCCGCTGGGCCGATCGCGGCGCTGGGCAGGAAGCTGGCGGCCGTCTGGGCGTAGCGCCCAGTCTGGCTCTTGGGTTCGTAGTCGGCGCCGATGCCTTGCGTGATATCGCCATAGGACGGCAGGCCGATTGGGTTCGGCGAGGTCGCGACGGGCGGGGCGCCCGCCATGTCGAAGCCCGCGCCAACAGCGTCCTGAAGCGTGCGCGGCAGAGACGCAAGGCCCGCGACGCCCTGCCCGAGCCCGGAGATGGCCGACTTACCGATATCGGCGCCCCAGCCCGCCCAGGACTGCTGCCCCGCGCCGGCCTGGGCCGGCTCGAATCCCCGCCAGTCCTCGGAAGGAACTTCCTCGAACCCGGCCCACGGGTCTTTTTTAGCCATGTTTACCCCCCTGGCACGCGCATGCGGCGCCCGTCGGGCGTCACGAACTCAGTTCCCGGAGGAAGCTTGCGCGCTTCGGCCGGGTCGTTGACCACGGGGGGCTCCGCCCCGCCTCCACCGTTTGGGCGGGGCGTGTTCGGGTCTCCGTAGGCGCCGGCTTCGTACTTGGCGCGGACTTCGCCGAATGCATCCTTATCCTTATAACGCTCAAAGAACTGATCCTGGAAATCATTCCACCGGGGCTCGCGGCCTTGTCCCTTTTGGTAGCGCCGGAAGGCGATCCATTCCGAGTAGGCGGCTTCCTTGCGGGCCTGTGCCGCCTCCATCATGTCGAGGGCCATCATATTCGCGCCCGGGAGATGGCGGGCGTTCGGGTACATCCGCTCATAGAACGCGCGATCACCGTCGGAAATCTGCCTGCCGAGGCCGCCTGTCTCATCGATAAGCATGCGGTTGACGATCGTCTCCACCGCGCCCGCGTTCGTCGCCTGATTGGGCTTTAGCCCTGGTATCCAATTCGCGGGCAAGCCGAACTCTTGGAGCACGCCCTGCACGGTCTGAAGGCGAGGCGCGAGCGGCCCCGTGTTCATTTCCTCCAGGAGCGCGCGCGCCGTTTGGATGCGATACCGGGTATCCGGCGCCGTACGCGCGCTGTCCATGAACGTTTTCTCATCCTGCGCGGCGAGCTTGCCGCGTTCGGCGTCCTCTGCTTTCTCGCCGGGCAGAACGTTCGTCGTGACCTGCGTTGAAGCTGGCTTTTGCGCCAGGATCGTGCCGTTCTTGCCGTATGGCATGCCGTCGATCAGGAAGGCCGTACCCTCTGGTAGGAACTTACGCTCTTCATCCGTCGGCGCGCGGGTCGCGGTCCGCGCCTCCTGCGCCGAGAACTTGCGTTCCTCGAGCCCTTGCTGCCGGCCGAATTTATACTCGTCGAACGCCTGCCCGCGCCCCTGGCGGGCCTCCGCCTGCCGCTGCACGTCGAGCTGGCCTTGCGCGGTGCCCTGCTGCTGATTGAACTTGGCGCGTTCCCACGCTTGTTTCTGGTCCTCGCGGGCGTAGGCGGAGTACTGGTCGATAAGCTTGACCTTCTCCTCCGGCGCTATGTCCATCCCGGCGACTTGCCCCACGATCGTCCCCAGGTCGATCGCCCCCATGCCGAGTTGAGGCGCCTGGCCATACTCGGGCGAAAGCGGCGACGGACCACCTCCCGCGCCGGTGACTTGCCGGGCCAGCCCAACCCGTGCTTCCGCGCCCTGGCGCGCGGCGTCCTCCGCGCCCGTTTCCTTACGGACCCGCTCGCGCAGCATGTTGTACTGAAGATCCCGGAGCTGCGTGGCGGTCGGGTCCGTCTCATACCCGCCCGGCTGGAGCATGCCGCCTATAAGCCCGCGCCCGCGCGGGACCTCGCGCTGCACGGGGGGGAGTGATTGCGGGAGTTCGTATTGTCCGTAGCGTACCGGGTCCGTCTGTCCTTGCGGGGCGTGCGGGTTGCCGATCGTCTCCCTGCCGCCATTCACGCCCTGGTAGGACTGATACCCCGTGGGCATGCGTTGCGGGCCGCCAGCGGGTTGTTGCGGGCCGCCAGCGGGTTGTTGCGGCGAGAATATCTGTTCAAGCGGGGTCCCGGCCATTTACGTTTTCCAAGTCGATGGGATGCCCTTGGGCCTTGGCACGTACCAGTTACCCTGGATAAGGCTCGGCATGCGCGCGCCCGGTATATCATGAACCTTCGGCGTGGCGGGAGGCTTGCCCCCGCCTTTCTTGCCGCCCCCACCCTGGGCCTGCTGCTTGCCCTTTGTGGGTTGGCTCATCTGGAGGATTTTACTCAATTCACCATCGAAATCATAGGGCGCGCGTTTTGTATCCCCTGAACCAAGCGGGCCTAGAAGACTAGGATCGCGGAACAGGTCATCCACTGAGGCGCGGCGAACTCGCTCGGTCGTGCTAGGGCCCGCGCTACCTTCGAACTTGCCGCCCTGCCGCCTTTCCGCCGCGCCGTCCCACCGGCGCGCGGTGAACGTATTAGGGTCAACCCACTCGGTCGTGACTTTATTGCCACGGTTGCCGGATATCATCTCGACCGCGCCGTCGGGTCGCGAACGGCCCGTGGCGACGCCAACGTGCCCCCCGACTTGCCCAGGCGTCAGCGGCTGCCCGTCGAACCGGGACCGCAAGCTCACGAGCACGTCGCCCTTCTGGGCGAGGCCTCGCACGGGGCTTCCCCAGGTGGCGAAGCTTGTCGCCACGTTGCCCGCGCCTGGGATGCCTTGCGACTGCAAGCTCGCCGTCACGAGGGCCGCGCACCACGCTGTCGTTTGCGGGTCGAGGTTAACGCCGCCCGTCTTCAGGAAGTCCTTAAGCTCATTTCTGTTCACAATTTCGTGTTTGCCGCTAAGGCCCATAATGGCGTCCGTCGCCTTATCGATCCCGCCGTGCGAGCGCACGGCGGTTTGCCCGAGGTCCTGGGGCGTGCCCCGCGCGGGGATCTGGTAATTGGCGGGAAGCGCGGTAGCGTTCCCCTTAACCTCTATCGAGCCGGGAGTGGGTGTATCGAGGGTTTTGGCGTACTCAGCGCCCTTGCGCGTGATCGCGGCGGGGCCGCCTTGGTCGCGGACCGCGTACCAGCGGTTGCTTTTACCCGCCGCGATCGCGTCCATCGAGAAGTCAACTTGCTTTTGCCAGTTTGAAGCCGACGGTTTCTCGCCGAACTTCTTCTCGAAATCGCGCCCCATGTATTTCGAGTGGAGCTGGAACGGGCCGAATGCCTGGCCGCCTCTGTCGGGGTTGCCGTAGTCAGGCGCGCTCAGCGTGTTCGGGTTCAAGCCCTCGTAGCGGGCGATGCCGAGACCAAAGTTCGGGTCAACGCCACGGCGGCGCGCCGACTCTTGGACATATCGCGCGACGGTCGGGACGCCACGGCCGGGGTCGAGCGGAGTTTTGGCCGGCTGGGGCGGGCTTAGGCCCGCCATATCCATCGGATTACGGCCCACGAGAGCGTTAGGGTCGCGCAAAAGCCGATTATCAGCACCAAGGCCGGAAGGAAGAAGGCGGTCAGCGCCGCCCGGAGGAAGCGTTCCCATCCCATTCAGATCAGGCCCCGAAGGAGGGAGAGAAGAAGGAAAAGGAGCGCCCCCCATCCCACGACCGATAGGACCACCAGGACCGACAGGGCCAGGAGAACCTCCAAGGCGATCCGGAGGGCGGATAGGGTCAATGACGCCTCCCATGCATGTTCGCTCCTACCGCGCTGGCGGTGCATTCGTGAGCTGCGTCGCCGGGGCGGACTGCCCGGGTTGCTGCCCTAGGTACTGCCCGAGTAAGCCGAGCAGCGGGTGCTGTATATTCGGTGCCTGGTACGGACCAGGACCGCCATAGTTCAAGCGCGGGTCGAAGGACTGATAAAGGCTGGTCCACGGAAGGCGGCCCCCGCTGGGTCCGCCGTAGAAGCCCAGATCGGTCGGGCTGCCGAAGCCAGCGGAAAGCGCCTCGATACTGTTCGGGTTCCCGCCTTGACCGCCCTGGCCGGGCTGCCACAGCCCGCCGCCGCCCATGCCGCCGCCTCGCTGCCCCATAAGGCTATTGCCGCTGAAATAGTCGGGACCGGCCCCGCCCCCATACGCGTTCGATCCGCCGGGGTTCGGCGCGTTGGCGGACGCGACCATGCGGTTCATGGCGTTCTGTTTAATGTCCTGCTGTTGCCCAGGCTGCAAGTAGGTCTGGGCGCGCGCCTCCGGCCGCGTCTCAGGCGCCTGACTCGGCGTCAAGAGTTGCTGCGTCAGAGGGTTGTTCATGATGCCGGTGGAACCCATTCCTTCTGCTCCCGCAACCAATCCGCGACTAGCTTAGCATAACCCGCGATGTCGTCCCAGCTATCGATATAAGACGGGTCGCCATTGGCGATCCGCCCTAGCTTATGAGCGATCATGTCGTACCCCTCGCGGATCACGGGGGGCGCGGGCTTCGAGAGGGTGGTCTTGATGATCTGGGTTTTCTCGGCATGCCCCTCGAAAGGACCGTAGAACGCGCCGCGCGCCTTAATTAAGTCGGATGTATCCAATTTATTTCCCCATGAGTCCACCCAGCATGCCGACGCCCTGCATAATGTTTTGCGTCTGCTGCTGCTGGCGTTGCTGTTCTAGCTGGCGGGCCTGAAGGTTCGAGCTATCCGCCGCCGATTGAGCCTGGACGCCAACGGCGTTAGCCTGCGAGCCCTGTCCGAGATAGCGCAGCCAGTTGTCGATAGCCTGCTGCTGCTGGCCAAGAAAGTTCCCATAAAGTCCGCTGAGCCCTTGGCTGACCTGCATCTGCATCAGCGGGGCGGAGGCCTGCAAGCCGATGCCCTCCCGGCTCACGTCGCCGTAGCGTCCCGTGAGTTCGCTGATCGCCTGCCCGCCTTGAAGCGCGCGGTTCAGCTTATTATTCTCCCAATTGGTCGCGAGGCTGGCCTGGTTCGCGCCTTCGATACCCGCTCCGTAGGGCGTGTTCGCGAGCCCGGACTGCGATAATCGGCTCCGCGTCTGGTCAAGCGCCTGCCGCTGGAGCGAATTGTAAGTCGCGTTCTGCGGGTCGAGCGCGAGGTCCGCGATCCGCATCCCATAGAGCGGCAGGGCCTGCGATGCGTCGAGAACATTCTGCCCCTGCTGCACGGCCTGCTGGGGGTTATAACCGCTGGGCGATTGGGGAATATAACCGAGCGACTGGTTGGCCTGCTGGTAGATATTGTACAGACCTTTGTCGGCGGCGAGCGTGTTGGTCGCGGCCGTCGCGTTATAGTCCGCGCTTCCCATATTGGAGTGCTGGTAGGTCGGGAAGGGAGTCGAGGCCCCGCCGCCGCCGCCGCTTGATCCGCCCATTGACGCTGGCCCCGGTTAATCCTAGCTATAGACTCTAATGCTGGATAGAGTCTAGCACGGCGACACAATTATACGATAGGACACCCCGCGATGAGAATCAATTCCGCGCTCGCTCGGCTTGGGTGGTTCGACTGGAAAGACTGAGCGTTCGTCGATGCTCCGCGCCATGCAGCGGAAATGGCCCTTAGGGGCCATTTTCCTAAGCTCCGCGCAGAGTTCCCGCGCCGTCTGCCCCATGCCAAGCGCTGTCTGGTTCCATATCGAACGCTTCAAGTCGCACGGGGTGGCGAGGGCGCAGACTATCGCGAGGACTTGAACCATGGTTCGCCTTCCATGATAACCGAGTAGAGACAATAGGCCAGCGCGGACGCGAACATCCACGTCGCGCCACCCGCGAGGCCCTCGGTCAGCGCCGCGATCCAGAAGCCGAGCACCCAGCACACGACGTGGACGCGCGCGCGAATCTCGTCGGAGCGGCTCACTTACTGCCCTCCATATGGCGCGCCCATTTGCTCAAGAAGTCTCGGTAGTCGAAGGGCTCTCGGTCGGCGGCCTTCGCCGTTTTCCAGTCGGTCGGCTGCCGCTCGAAATGCGCCCTCATGCCGTCTTGCAGCTCATGATCAGGCGGGGGGCTCGCCGGCGTAAGGCGTTCATCCAGCCATTCCGCCGGGTAGATCGGGGGGCGGGGCTCCTGGTCAGCCATCGCGGTTGTCTCCGGCGCGGAGGTACATGAAGAAAAGCGCGGCGAACGATGCCGCGGCGAAGAGAAGTAGGCTAATGCAGAACATCAGCGTCGTCCTCGGTTAGAGAGTCATCATCGCCCAGGGAGCCGACGGAGATGATCTCCGAGATCTCGACGCGAAGCGCATGCTCATTGACGGGGTTTTCAGTGTCCGTTTCCACGAGCGCGCGGCCTAGTTGGATAAAGAGCGCGCCGAACGCGGATTGTAGGGTGTCAGCCTCGACCGTATACGCGATCTCGAACTTCCATTTAGCCATTATAGGTACTCCTATCGATCCAGTCAGCGGCCGCGCAAACAATGATAACCACGTAAACGCCAAAAACGGCGCCCGCCGCGAACTCCATCATTTCAGCACCTTCCCGAACGTAGCCTCGATGAACTGGTACTCGGGATCGAACGCACGGGGATCGAAGGTCGGCTTATCCCCTAGAACCTTGGGGATGATCTCCAGCCGGTGAACCCCAAGCTCGCGAGCCTTGCGCTCAACCTCGCGGAACATCGCCGTCGCCACGCCCTGCCCCCGGTAGGCGGGGTCCACGTAATAGCTGTCCGTGCGGGCGCGGATACAGCGCTGTGTATGCAGCATAGGTGTGGCGAATATGCCGCAATATCCAATCATTTTTCCGTTATCGCGGGCGACCAGCACGTGGTAGAGCCCCGCGTTCTCGCATTGGAAGTAATAGGGCCATTGCGGATCGAAGGGGTGTTCGGCCCGCCAATTCTGCACTTCCTCGAAGTGCCTGCGCATGATGGGGAGAGCCTCCATGCAGCCGTCATGGAAGCTCTCCCACGCATAGGTAACGGCCATCGTCAGCCTTTCCGGCGCGGCCCCAGGCTTTTCGGGGTCGGCGCGGCACCCGTGCGCTTCTTGTCGCTGCCAGTGCCCATGTTCGGGTAATCACCGCACATTTTGGCGCCGCCGCCCTTGATCTGGCCTTCGCCAGTCCAGGTAAAGTCACCGGCGAGCTCGCCCCTGTTGGACGGCTCGCTAAAGAGAGCTTTCTTCATTATCGCACCTGCTCGAGTTGCGCCGCGTAGATGGTCATGGTCCCCGCCGTGGCGGCGGTCGCGGTCAGGTTGATGAGGATATCCGCCGTATCCGTCCGCGTGCCAGCGAGCCGGGTCACGGCGATCGTGGTCGTGCCTTGCTGACCGAACGACATGACCTCCTGCGTATTAGCACCCGACTTGACGATATTGAACTCGGCATACCAAAGCGCGCCGCTGGCCGTCACGACGGCGGTAACGTTCTGCGAGCCCCAGTTGAGCGTGAGGGTCTTGGCGTTCGCGTCGGCGGAGTTCACCCCCCAGACACGGAGCACGAAACCCTGCCCGACCTTGGTCAGCGTACCGGCGGAGAGGGTGTGCCTGAGCACGACGTTGGCGCCGGTGCCACTCGTGGTCAGGCTGACGCGGGTCGCGATGCGGCCATCGACGCCGTTGTTGATCTCGAACCTCAGATCGTTCTTGAGGCCTGTATTAGTCGGGGGGTTATTGACTTCATTGACGATATTGAGCACGGGTGCATCTCCTTTCCGTGAGATGCGCGAAGCCTAGCGTATACCGAGCGACTTCGCAACGCGTCCTAGGGATCGAACAGACCTAGATTAATCGCGTCGATCGTCGCTTGCGCCCCAAGCGTGTGCGTGGCCTCCGAAGGGTGTAGCCCGTCCGAAGTGGCATAGTTCGCGGCTCCGGTCGTTATCCACTTGTCCTCTGTCCCGGGCTCCTTGACATAGGGCAGCGCGTCAACCGCGCCTTCGAGAAGGCCGGACGTAATCAGGTCATCGATCGCCAACCTAAGGTTGAACCGTGGCTTACCGGTCGTTATCGTAGCCACGTATTGATCGTTGGCCGCGACGGTTTGGTTGGCCTCGGTCGCCCAAGAATCGGTCGAACTCGTCTTACATAGGACTTTCGACGCAACCGCCTTAGCCCCAGCTCTCGCCGCCTTCCAGTCCGTTACGGCGGACTCCCAATCCGTCAGCACATTGCCGACACCGAGTGAGTTCTCGCCGAGCTCATAGAGCAAATGCGAGGCGTAGTCCTGGAACAACGCGAGCTTAACCGGAGAGTTACCAACACGCACGCTGGCGATCGTCGCGCCGGGCCGGGCCATGTTCCAGAGATAATAGCCTTCCGAGCCAAACCCGCGCGCGACATAGCCGCGATTACCGTAGGTGTCGCCTTCGGTTACCACCTCGGCTGCGCCATAGCCGATGCTATCCCCGAGCAGAAACACGCACTCCACGGGGCTCCCATCGACGGGGGTGCCTAGAATGCCGACTGGACCCACGCTATTAAGTCCCGTCGGACTGCCGTACGCGGAAGCCCCCGTGAAAACATCCTCGACGGTGGAAAGGGTCGCGCTCTGTGAAAAACCCTCGCTTCGCGCGGCGGAGAGGTAATAGGATGACGTGGGGGCGCCTTCCGTCGCCGTCACGGTCCAGAGCGTATGGACAAAAAACTCGGCGAAAGCGCCACACGTCGCGGCGGGGATAGGATCGGATATGGCGATCCCGGCGGCTGGGATGCTCACGTATCCCGGCGCCCCGCCCCACGTCGGCTCCAGGCGGCCGCCCCCGCTCACTAGCTCAAACGAACCTCGTACGGCGGCGGTCCCGACGTCGGTTAATTCCGCCCCAGAGAAGTTATGATAAAAATTCGCGTAAACAAGCCGGATGTCCTTCATGGCTTTCCGGCCGTTGCGAAAGGCCACCTTTACCGCGCGATTGGCCGTGGTGGATGTTGTCGTGATTTTACTGACAGCAATATTAACGCGGGATCCTATCTGCGTGATGGATGCTGGAAGCGCCGAACCCGTCGAGAAGCCGGTATGGCGCGCGAATCTCCGCCTGCGGTCCATGCTTACCCCAATACTGGCTCAACCGCGACGGACACTGTCGCGCCCCCCGCCACCATGACGAGGCCATTGGAGAACTGCATGAAGGGTAGCGCGATCCGATCCATCGCGTTCGCGGGCGACGCCCCAGTCTGCACGACGCAAAGGCGATTGCCCGCCGCCGCCGCCCCCGTGGTAGCCGCGTCGTGGAAAGTCACGGCGGCGCTATCGGAGAGAATGCAGATCGTGGCGAGCGTGCCCGCGCCTAACGCGATCTGTACGGTGCCGGTCTGGTTAAGGTACGTGCGCTGCATGGATCACCCGTCCGCCGCTATCCGAATATCGAGCGCCGTCTTCCAGCGCATGAGATGAACTAATTCCTCGAAAGTCAAGATAAACTCGGTCCCGTCCGGGCGCGAAAGGTGAACCTTCCCGCCGCGCGAAACGAGACCGGCCTGTAAGCCGTCGTCCCCGATGGGACGGGGAACGGCGTATCGAACGAGCGTGCTGCCGGTAATCTTCAACTCAGGCTCCATAAAATAGCTCAACCCTGCAATAGCGCAGCACCATCGTATCCGCCGCGTTGGACAACTCCCCCGTGACCACGAGGCCAACCGTCGCCGCGTCCGTGTCCACGGTGCCGCCAACGCCATTCGAAGCCGAGAGGCCAAAACCCCCAGGGGCGAGGGCTCCGGTCGCAAGCTGCGACGCCGCGTTGTTACGATTGAACACCTCGAACTCGTCCACGAGCGTAATGAAGGTACTGAAGGACACGGTTCGCATAGTAGTCCCACCGATGCCGCCCCAACGGTAACGCAAGGTCCGCGTGTCCGTTCCATCGTTCGTCGTAGCTAATAGCTTGACGCGCACCGCGCCATTGGGACCCATGGCCCCTCGCGGAATTGTGATCGTCGCGAGCGCGGTCTCCGCCGTGGTCCCGGTAAGCGAGACCGCTGGCGACAGATTGAAGATCACGCGAGCGGGCTGAAGCCCCGCGCCCTGCTGGATATTCGAATGCCCCGCCATGAGCGGCACGGGGAGACCCGCCGGGGACGAACCCCGCTGAATCCCCGGCCCCAGATAGACCTGCGTCGCCGTATCAGTCGATTGCGTTCCTTGTTGATCGAGCACGGCGCCCCATGCGCCGTCCACGCAGATGTCATCGACGCGCACGCGGTTCACGTCGGCGGAGGTGGGCAACCTGATGAAGGGAACGGCGTCGGGCGTATTGTTGAAGCCGCGCCCCCCGATGATGTGGCAAACTTGAATACGGCCGCCCCGGAAATCGAGCCCCCCGTCGAGCACGGGGGAGGGGTCATCGAACTGACCGAACGTGAACTGGCAACTATCGATCATCAAGCTTGACCAAACCCCCGCGCTCTTAATGAGGGATTTGGATATCTGCGCGTGAACGCCGACAAGCTCGACCACGTTGACGACATGGTTCGTGTCCTTGGTCGTGTTGTCGTCCAGGAAAAGGTGCCGCCCGCCGAACTCGCAGGCGCCCGACAAGTAAATCCCCTCGATGGGGCCAGTCGGGGATGCCGCGTGCGTGAGCTGGATAACCGTATTCGATAGCCCCCAGGAACAGGAGTTGACGTAGAACTGGCTCATGCCAGATGCGTTCTGCTTGACAATCTCAAGCGAGCAAGCCGAGCGGGTCACGTCGTTATCGAACGCCCCCAGGCCGACATTGAGCAGGTTGACGCGGTTGAACGTCACCATGCCGCCGTCTACCAGGCGGATGCCCTTGTCGAAGTATTTAGAGGCTTCCAGCCCGAGAACTGATATGTCGGTGAACGTCGCGCGGGGGACGGACGACACATAGCCCGTATAACCCCACCGGCCCTCGATCGGCACGCCTCCATTGCCCGGCGTGGTCGTGTTGCCCTTGAGGATCGTCAAGGACCGCATCTCGAACTTACGCGGGTCCGTGACGCTATTGTTCGTATCGATGAACAGAATACCCGCCGCGTCCGTGGTCGTCTGGATGACGGTCATGTCCCGCCCAGCGCCGCTAATACGCAGCCGCTTGTCGGTGAAAGTAATGAGGCTCGGAAGAACCCAAGTCCCGGCCGGGATGAACAGATCAAGCCGCTCATCGGGAAGCGCCGCGAGGGTCTCCAGCGCCTCGGTAAGACCGCCGCCGGGCTCCACGCCGCCGAAGGCCACGACATTAATGGACCCGCCAAGGTAGGCCGTCACCGCGCGGAACTGGGCGCGCAGCTCGCGGATCAGCGAGTTGAACTCCTGAACGATAATTTCAAGCGTAAACTGGCCTATGATCTCGCGGAAACTCATGGTCAAGCCAAGGTAAGAGTAGCGGAGCGCGTAACCCCATCGGTGCCACGGTGGTAGAAGACCAGTTGCGTGTTGCTCACAGCCGCGACGGACACCTGCCCGTTCGCCGTTAGCGTCGGAGCCGTCGCCTTGGCGTTGAAGACCGGCCAGACATTACGCCCGGAGTCGTGCCCACCTAGAAACAGCCGGTCATCGCTCTCAAGCGAGATATAGCGCCCCGTGGCCTTATCCGGCCCCCAGACGATGCGGTGCGCGATTCCGAGCCAGAGGCCCGCGTTATCCCCGATGGTCGCGTCCTTCAACCGTACCCCGTAGTCGAAATGGTCAGCATCCCCAGTCGCGGAATCGCCGAACGCCAAGCCGCCGTAGCGCTGCCCGCTCGTCGTGCCACCGAGTACGCGGATCGCCTCGCCATCCCCCGCGACACTCGGCGGCGATGAATTGCGATCGATCAGGATGCTTGTCCACCATCCGCCCGGCGATCCGGGATTCTGACTATTAGTGCTCCTTACGATCCATATGCCCGCCGTGCTAGGGAAAGAGGTCGAGCCGTCGTTATTGAGCAGGATGCCGACGTGGCGCCCCGCGCTGGACGGACGGGATTGCCAGCCTTTATCGACTTCCTGGTTGGCGACATCAATCTCGTGACCGACAACACTAGCGGTCGTACAGCCCACGCGGACCAAAGCCTCGGACCAACCCCCGAAAACAGCATTAGCGGTCGCGCCGAACATGACTTCGGCGCGCAAGTGCCCGCCTATGCTCTCGGTCGCGCCGAACTGATCGCGAACATAAAATGTACCAGCGACACTACGCCCGTCGCCCGCGTACCGCGTCGTATTGACCTCGAACGCGCGCTCCCATTTCGGGTCCACCACCGAAAGCGCGCTAGCCGTGGCCTTCTCAACCATCATCACGGGGGCGGGCTCCGTGATTGGCGATGCTTGGCTACCAGCCTGGTATCCGAGGGCAATAGCCTGCGCGAGCTGCCCGCTCCCAAACGCGGACCCCGCCACTTGGACACCGAACCCGTTCTCGATAGGGCGGTCGAGCGCAAGCAACCCGTGGGGCGTCGCGGCGCGGGCGTCGGCGGCCGCCGTGCTCCAACTCGCCGCCGTGCCATAGTCCGTGATGAAAGGTACAGGCCGCGCCCGCGCGGTGTCGGGTACGAAAAGCTGCCCCGCCGCGTCCGCGACCCGCCCCGTTCCGGAGCCCGAGACCCAGACGCCGCCGTTCAGCGTCTGGAACCTGCTATGCCGAATCGTCCAGTTCGCGATGTCCGCGCGGTCCAGGATAGCCAGCGTCCGCGCTATGTCGTCGAAGTCCGTCATGGCGTGCAGTCCATCCCGCTGATAATCGTGTACGTGTTCCCGCCCGGATCCTGAACCTTCAACGAGCAGAGGCCCGCGCTCTCGGTCACGTAGAGCCGCACTGTGTTAAGCGGGGGCGCGGCGGGAGGGAAAAGGGCCTTAAGCACAATGTCATTCTGCCCCTGCGAGGACGGCACGGGGACAAAGAGGCCCCGCGACGCGTAAAGATAGCCGATCGGCACGCATTGCGGGATATTCGGAGGCCGCATGTTCGTGATGCATACCGCATTGGGCTCCGCTCCCGGCGCGACGCTGATGATCGCGGGCGGATAGACCTGCTGCGCGGCAGCGGGCGCCCCCAGAAAGAAGAACACGAGCAACCAACGGATCACGCCAACCCCCCAAGGTCATTGCCGAATGTCTTCTCATAGCGCTTGACGCGCACGCAAACATTAAGCACGCCGCCCGTGAAATTGGAAGTCTTGGCCACGACGGTAAGGGACGTGGACGCGTTATAAGCCTTGTTTACCGCCACGCCAGCGTCTGTATAATCAGCGGAGGTCGTGTTGCTCCCGACAGCCGTCGCGGTCTTATCGCCGAAGGCATCCACGTCGCCCGCCAGGATGCCGAGCGTCCAGCCCGCCGCACCCGTAATCGCGACGTGCACGGTGGACGTAACGCCCAGAAGGGTTTCACCGTCAGCCACGGCCGCCGCGATCGTCACGGAGGTGCCAGTCAGCGCGACATTAAAGACGCGGGTTTCCTCGACCTCGACCATGCAGCCGGGGAAGAACCGCTTGATCGTGCCATCCTCAAAGATGAAGGTGGCGAAATTATCGTAGGACGTGTCCTTCACATTCTCGGCATAGCGCACGTCCTTCGGGAAGCCGATAAGATAAAGCTCGATATCGTTCCGCCGCGCGTTCGTGGCATCGAGCCGCACGAGGGTCTTGTTCGCGGCGGGCGGCGTAAGAATCTTAAGCGTGCCCTTCCAGACGAGATTATTCACGTCCAGGCCAACGTCCCCGAACTCCAGGATAGGCGCCGCCCCCGTCCAGGCCGCGATCTCTAGCTTAATGTTCTCGCACCGGAGGTTCGCGATCGAGGTCGTGATGTTGAATACAGATGCCGTGCTAGACACGTCATCGATAATGGTTGCATCAATGTCCCGGATAATGCCGCCCATCGTCGTGAGCGGCGTACCAGAAGGCACGTCCTGGAGATGGAAAGGCGCGGTGCTCAGTCCCAGCCCACTATTCGCCGTGCAGACCGCATATTCGATCGCGGGCGCGTAAATGTCGTGGATGAGCACGCGATCCGCCGCGCCTTGTATCACGCCGCCTGGGTTGAAGGACTCAATGTCATGAACATGCGCGAACGCGCAACCCCGGAACTTCGCGGTCGCATGCGCGCCGTCGAGTATATAAAAGTAGCCGCCGTGGTCCTTGAGCGGGCCGATCTCCAGCGCGCGGCAACCCTGCTGCGCCCCCACGCCGTCGGTGTCGGTCGTGGCGTAGAACACGTGGGGGGACGCGTTCGCGGGCGACCCGGATTCCCCCGACAATAGACCGATCGAACCCGCGCGTATAACTTCCCCCCGTACATGGAGAAAAGCATCATGGGCGTTACCCCCCATGATAACCCCGTCGAAAGTCGGCTCGTAAACGACGTGCTTAGGCTCCTGCCCGGCCAGGCCGTTCGTGATAACGCACCCGTTGCGAATAAACGAACCGGCGTCGGCATCCGCCCCAGTGTTCGTCAGCGACGTGAAACGGGGCTTGATCAGAATATCACTTCCACCAGCCGACAGAATAATCGGCGTGCTCAACCCGCCATTGCCACCGAGCTGAGCGACGCCCGCGATAGCGGCCGGGCCGCCGCCTTCCGCGACACCCGGGCGGGGGTAATAATTCTGGTAGAAGTCTTGGAACCGGGAAGGGAACAACCTATGCGGGTAGTGCGCCTGGTCAAGCGCGCCGCCAAAGCAGATTTCGCAATCGAAAATAATACGGGTCCGACCATCTTGCCAGAACATCGGCACGCCGGCCTCGGCGTTGAAGCAGATCGCGCCTCCACCCACGGTTTTGATATGCGCGAAATCGAGAAGCTCCACAACGTCCGCAGCCGAGCTGAAAGCGATCCCGGTCGGGTACGAAATAACGCCGGGCAAGCGGTAATAAGCCGACGCACGGACGAGCCACTTCAACGCCTCGATATCGTTCGTCGTAAGCGTCTTGGTCGCGCGATCGTAATCACAGACCGCGCCCCCCTGCTCGACCCGAATAACGCCATCGGGAAAAGTCTGCACCCAATAACCAGCGCCCACAGCCTTGGCCGTATAATCCCAAGCGGGCGGGGCGTCGTCCCGCCAATCCCAATACTGCCGAACAGGCCGGCCCCCTACCCAAGCCGTCGTGACAGCTAAAACCTGCGCGCCGGGGAGCTGCTCCATGGCGAGCAGCTCATCAGGCGATCCGATCGTGGCCAAGGAACGGTTGTCGCGGCGAATGAGTTCATTCACCCTCGCGCCAAGCCCTGTTACGTCAAACGGCCCCGACAATTCTTCCATTAGGTCTTCTCGCAAAGCAGGAGTGCGACGTTCGTCGGGCGGGTCTCGGTGCCAGAATTGCCAGAATTAGCCCCAGACGTGCCCCCCGCGAGCCCCGCGTTCACGGTGGCACCCGAGGCGGCGACTGTCCCGTTCGGCGTCGTGATCGCGTGCGTATGGGTCTGCACCTGATGATCCTGGAAAGAACCCAGCGTACGGCTCGGGTCAATGCCGCTTCCCGACGTGTTCAGTGAGCGGACGAACCGGCCCCGATAGTCGGGATAGCCCCCGGAGCCGTTCAGCGGCGCCCATCCCGAAGGGCAGGAAGCCAGCCGGAAGGGCATGACGGCGCCCGTCGGCACCGCGCCGGCGTCCACGTAGGCTTTCGTGGCCGCGTCCGTGCTGCTCGTGGGCGTCGAAACGTTGATAACGCGCTTGCTGGCGACGTTGATAGTCGTCGTTGTTACGATAAATTGACTGGTGCCCGCGATAGCAAACCCCAGGGCCGTGCCATTCCAGAAAACGCCAGTATCGGCGGCCCAGCGAAGCGCGGGCGTAGATGAAATGGACAAAGTAGTCAGCGCGGTAATGTCCGCGTTCACGCCGCTTCCCGCCGCGTTGCTGTTCACTTGCGACTTGATATAGTTGAAATTCGCGTTAACCTGCGCGGCCGACGCGAGTGTGTTCGGTACGAACGTATACGGATAGGTTCCGACGAGCTGCGCCTGAACGGGAGAAGCCGCCATGCAAGCGACAACAGCGGCCGTGCTAAGCAATCTGTTGCGAGTATCCAAGACTTTGCTCCCGGAGAAAGATGTCGCCCAGTCGGAGAAAACTGGAGTTCTCACCGACGATCGACAATTGCGCGCGTCGGTAGACGACTGGCTGGGGCCAGTTTATCTGGCGTGGGCGGTAAACGCTAGTCGCCCCATCCCAAACCGCCTCGTCCCAGTTAAACTGATCCCAAAACGTGGAGGTCGATGCCACGGCGTAGGATGCCTGCCCGACGATGCCCATAATCTCGTCCAGCACGGAGAGGGTGACGCTGGACGTGGCACCGAATGACATGCAAACCGAGGTCTCGGCAAGATAGAACTGCGACATGACGCCAAGGTCATGCATCGGCGCGGTGCGCAACTCGAACTGCATCTGCTCGCCATTCTCGACGAACGTCGAGGTCACGGTCTGCTCCGTGTCCGAACGATATAACGCGGCGTTAACGCCACGCGGCGCCAGCACGAAGGATGCGCCAAAGTTCGATATGAGGCTCGCGGGGAACGTGTGCGGCCCCGACCATTTCCCCAGGGCGAAGTCAAACCAGACTTCCTGGTAGGGAGCCCCTTCCTCGCGGAAATTCTGGTACGAGATCCGCAGAACGCGCGCGTTCGCGCTGATCGCGACTTCCTCCGGCGTCGGCAGGCCGATAAAAGGATACGCGACGCCGGTGCCATTCTGCCCGACAGGGTCGCTGACGACGCCTTCCTGATTGATAAGGCGGACGCCGTCCGGCGACAGGAAGAAAAGCCCCTTGGGGCTCGTCGCCACGCCCGCGCTCGAGAGCGTTGTCGTCTGGACGTTCAGCGCGTTGACCGTGATGCCCGCGACTTCAAGCCGCGTCGTTACCGAACCCGTCGCGAGGTCCGTCGTCGTCGATTGAGAAACGTCGCCCGTCACCTGGTAGATATTATGGGTGCCGTCCGGAGACCCCTTGAACACCATGAGGCTTTGGATGATACCTCCGCCCTGGTTCTTGAACGGCAAGCCGTGGAGCGTAATAATAGGAACGCTATCGCCGTAGGTTATAACCTGGGTGCCGCTCGTGATCGTGAGCACGCCGGCGTCGGTAAAATACGTACCAGCTGGCGCGTTCGTGGGGTTCACGGCGAACCAAATACGGTCCATGAACTGTTCCGCCGCCACGGGGATGAGGGGCAGGGGAACGCCCAGTGTATTGGTCGCGTCCCAAACCGGCGCTCCGGGCGTCGAGATATCGAAAACGCCGAAATAGGCATCGGGGTGCCCGGTCGTCGTGCTCGCCACGGATGGGGTGGGCGTCGTGCCTCCCGACAGGCTGTTCGCGCCGATCGTGATAAGCGGCTGGGGCTGCTTACCGAGCGGTCCCTGGAAGGTAATGGTAACAGGTGTACCGGGGAGCGGGCCGCCGGCGCAGACGACATTGGGCGTGCCGACGGTCGAGAGCGCGCGGAGCGCGGTCTGAACCGCGCCAGCCGAGTCGTTATAATTGATCGGCGCGGTCGTTTGCCCCTTGAACACGAGCGTGAAGGTCCCGCCCGTAGGGCCCCCCGTAATCGAGAGCGTCTGAACCGCGTTCACGCCGCCCGCGCCGCTGAACCCCGGGTGCGTGACGATGAGCCGGGAACCCATCTGCGCGATATAGTCGTCCTTGAACCCCGCCACGGTCGCGGGCGTGTTCCCCGCCGTGATCCCGGAGACCGTCAGGAAGGCACCCGCCGCGATGTCGTAGGCGAACGGCTCGTCCTTGCCAGGGTTGCGCTCGCTATCAATCAGTCCGTAAGCGATGCCATCCCGTACCTGCAAGACGGAAATAAAGCCCGGCGCGTTGAACCCTGCGAAGTCAGTGAGCAGCGTGGCGGCGGGGCGCGCTTGCCACGTATTCGCATTCGCGGGATCGGGAATTAGGTTCTTGAGAAGCGCGCACGCGCCGGGGATACCGCGCGCCTCGTCCAGCGCGTCGCTCAACCCAAAGGGTGAAAACGACCTGGGGACAGCACGCAGCGTCACGTCTAGCTCCCAAGGTAAGAGGACTTGGAATCCCAATCCCGACCCGAACGCCGCCCTCGACGAAAGAACCGCCGGTCGAGCTTGATCGTGGGCGGCGCGCCGCGCACGTCGTCCTGGCTGCGCTTGTGCTGCGCCAGCAGGTACCCGGCGCCCATGATACCGTTGTTCATCTCCGGCCGGGCGTCGCTAAGCCATGCGCCCGCGCGATCGTCGTTCGTGAGCTTCATCAACTCGCCGGCGAGGCGCGTAATGAGGTAATTGCTATTCGGAAACCAAGGGACGTCCGTGCTCTGCGCCGGGTTCACGATGTCAGGCATACGCCGGAAATAGCGCAACTGCACGGGGTAAGAGCCCATGGGGCGCGGCCACACAAAGAGCTGGGGCGGGGCCAGATCGCGGCGTGTCGTAAGATAGCGCGGGAAATTCTCAATACCCGGAACCTGGGAAAGCCAGTCGTATTCCTCGATCCGGACGTGGATCAGCCCCTGAAGAAGCCCGTCAACGGTGTACGTCGCGCCATCGAGCATGACGCGCAGATAGTCGTCGGGAAGAATATAGGGGCCTTCGTTCGAGCCCGTGGGGCCGTTGAACGTAAACTGATGGAGGGAACGCGCCTCCACCAGATCGTGATCACCGCACAAATTCTCCAGGATGGAGTTCAACAAGAACCCCGCCTGGTCCATATAGCCGGGGCACTTAGCCTGCTGCGCCGCCAGCGCTATGATGTTCGCCGCTGTCAAGGCCATTTGGAAGCCCCACCACTTTCTTGAGTGAGCTGATCATCGCCTGAAGCTTCTCATGTTCCTCACGAAGATGCTTGACCGTGCCTTCAGTCTGCACGATCTGAGTATCAAACTTATGCTGCTCGCCCCGGTTCTTCGGCGCGGCGCCAGGAGGTGTATGAACGAGCTTCGTCAAATCATCCCGCGCGGCGCCGAGCCTCCGAACCGTGTCGTCAGCCTGCATCTCCATCATGGCGAGCTTCTGCTTCGCCAATTGCCGCCCCGCGAGGCCCTCAAGCAGGTCGAGATAGGCGTTCAGCGCGGCAACGTCCGTGTCGCGCGGGAACGCCGTCTGGAACGTCATCTCCGAGTTCCCCAGGGGAACGCGCATCCCGATATGCAGCACGATATCCTTAATTTCGTCCGACATTAAAAGCCCCTGTGGCGGTTCCTGATCCACTCAGAATAAGCCCCATGCGCTGGCGATACTCGCGCTCATTGCGCGTTCCCTTGGAAACGGCGTCCTGCGCCCAGGCCCGGTAAATCTGGTCCTGGATCACGGATCGCACGGCGCGGTTCACCTTGTAGGAGTAACCAGTGTAATAGCGCGTACCGTCCAATTGAATCCACGGGCAAGCGTCCGTGACACTCGAGGGAAGAAGGATACGAACCTCGCAAAGCTTCTCGTCGGGAGAAAGCTTCTGGCGAACGAGCTTGCGCGCGTGGCGCGCGTACCGATCCTTTGCCTGCTCAATACGGACCTGCGCGTAAGCGCGTTCCGCCGCTTCATCGATTTCCTGCTTCTGCGCCTTCGTAAGAAGGGCGAAGTCTTCAGCTTCTTCCGCCACGAATCACCTTTCTATGAATGGACGTAGCCGGCGCCCGCCGCCGCGGCGGCGCTGACAATGATGGGCCAGCCCGTCGCCGCGTCAACCCCGATATAGTCACCGGGCATCAACCTGATAAGCCCGCGCCTTGGGATGGAAAGCCCAGTCTGGGTAAGCGCGAACGTGGGCGTGGACTCGCCCGCCCGGTCGTTCAAAATGAGAGCGGACAGCGCCCGGACGTCGTCGTCCGTCGTGGCCGCCCCCTTGTACTCGAGCGCGGTCAACGTGGTCGTCGCGGCGGTCCCGAGTGTAACCAGTGCCATATCAAGTCTCCGTTGAAAGGGCGGCTCGCGCCGCCCCCGGTTTTATCAGGCGAAGGCGCCGGTGTTGCTGGCCGTGGTCTCGAGCCTCACCATGAACGTCGGCTGCTTCAGGAAGAATCCGTAAAAGACCTTCCACGACAAGAGGCGGAGCTGGTTCAGGGGGTCCGATTTAGTCGGGTCGCCCATGAAGGCGGTCCGCACGTCGTCCAACGTCACCTGGGCATAAGCCGATTTACCGAAAATGTACACGGGGTAGACCGTGATACCCGTCGCGGGGGCGGCGGGCGGGGTCTGAAGCGCGCCAATTCCGGTGATGGTAACCGTTTGGGCCGGAGCAAGCTGGGTCGCCTGCCCAATCATGGAACCCGTAAGCGGCCCTTGCGGGCTAGTGCCAAGGTTCACGGGGGAGGTGATCGGGTCGAGCGCGATGTAGACGTTGAACGTGAACCCGGGCAACGCGGGAAGCGTGACCGAAATAGAGCCGTTCGGGCCTGTCACGGCGATGCCGCCCGAAATCTGATAAATGCGTTCCTCGAACTGGAACTGATCGTCGCTGGCAGTGACCTGGACGTAATAGGTTCCCGTCGCGAGGTTGCCCGAAGTGCCCGCCACGCCCGTGATGGCGGCGACGCCCGTCCAACTAGGGACCATGTTCGACTGGACGAAGCGGACGCCGCTAAGCTGCCCGACCTCGTGGTCATAGATCCGGTTGATGTCGGAGTAAGACCACGCCTGCGCGACCGAGGATTCCTCTCGGAGGTCCTGAAGCGGGAACGGGTGCGAAACCGCCACGAGATGCGGCGCGACGGGCGCCTTGCGGTTCTTGGAAGCCTGCGCGGCGAGGTCGATCTTGACCGTCTCGCCCTCGTAGCCCTCGTAGAACGGCGTGCCGTTCTTCACGAGCAGGCTATAAATCCGCTCGATGTCGTGTTTGTTCAGGTAGGACGTCGCGGTTAGCGACGCGCGCGCGCCGACCGAACCCGCGTAGGCGACCTGGGTGCCAGCGTTTAGGCCATTGAAGGTGTTACGCTCCAATGTCTGCGCGACCTGGTGCCCGATCAGTTCCTCGGCTTGCTGAACAAGCGGATGCTTGATCGTCAGTTCGGCAACGTCGGTAAGTCCAACCGCGTCGCCCCACTGCTGCACGACGGCGGAAACCTGGTCGATGGTCATGGACCGCAGAGGCGGCGGGACGCCTTCGGCGAGGGGTGCCTGGGGAAGCGGCAGGTAATTAAACCGAGTCATCGTATACGTGAGACCGCGCCCCTCTGGCATGCTCACGGGTTCACCGAAGGCGTAGACGACAAGATGGCGCTGCGCCTTGCGCAGCGTCTCGGTAGCGATGAAGTTCTCGATGTCAGCCGAGAACTGGCTCTGCACATTGATGGGCATAGACGCATCCTCAATCTAGGCCCAGGGGGCCGTTAGAACTTTACGTTCTCCAGCCGCTTCATGAGTTCTTCGTGCGTCTCGGGCTTGCGGCCCTGCCCGGGGCGACTGGTATATTGCCCGCCACCAACGCTCCCTCGCGGGTTCGGGGCGCGGGTCTCCTGGCGCTGCAACGACGGCGCCGCGACTTTCCTCGGCTTGCGCGACTGCGCTTTCTCGGCCTCGATCAGCTCCATCCCGCGAAGGTAAGCATAGATCGTCTCGCGGCCGATGCGCATGGCCTCGCCACGGAACTGATCCTGGAACAGCTTCTCCACCTCGGGCGCCTTGGCCTTCATCCGGGGATCGGCCGCAGCCTTGGTATGGTACTGAGATCGATCTTCCTCATAAAGCGTGCGAAAGTGCATCTGCGCGCGAAACTGCTCGTTCTCATGCTGCCATTTCTGGAGCATGTAAGCAGTCCGCTCGGACTCACCCATCTCGGCGAGGCGCTGTTCCTCGCTCTGGCGCGTGAGCTGCATGCGCTCCTGCTCGCGCTCGTACCGGAGCCGGTTAACCTCCTGCTCGAGTAAGTCCGCCTTGCGCTGCGCTTCCGAAGTCTGGTTCGCGAGCTGCTGGAACCTATAGGAAGCGTCGGAACGGCGGCGCGGCTCAGGGTCTAGTAACCCATCTTGCCCTTCTTCCTCATGCCCTTCGGCGCCATCGCGCCGTAGTCCATGCTCTCGGCCTTCACCGTCCTCGAGGCCGACTTGCCCTTCGAGCTGCCCGTCTTCTTGCTGGGCATCATTTTCTTGGGCATTGGCACCTTGCCCTTCATCGAATATCTCCAATTGACGCGGGTCCGGGTCTACCATGGTGTATCCTTTTTAGCTGGTCACGCTCGCTAGCGGGGCTGATAACGGACGCCATCCGGGCCTAGAGCACACGGCAAGCCGCGCGCAACTTGCCGTAGTCCTTAATATATGGAACGATTTTGGTATACAGGTCAAGATTGTCCTTGCGCAACGCGCGAAGCGCCACGTCCAAATCTTGCTGCGACTGAATGGAATAGCGAACAAGGGAAGGACAAACGAGCCTAGAACTCACCTCCTCGCAGGCGATCAGAAAGATCGTCGTCAGTAACAGGCTGCACAAGCACGTCGCTCGTACGCTTGCTCGCATCGGCTTCATTCCTCGCGTACCGCGCCGCGAATTCCGCGTCGGCGGCACTCTTCCCCGCGCGGTAGGATAACCGGATTAGCGTATAGAGGAAAATAGCCGCGGCGGCAATAGCCGCCACGGCCACCAGAATGGCGGTCCAGGATATCACTTGCGCTTCCAGACAAGTTGAACAATAGGCCAAACCGCCGCGCCGAGGGACACGATCGAACCCGCGATCATCATTCCGGTGGCAAGCCAGTGATTGACATCTTCCGGGGACGCGATCCCGAGCGTGACCAGCACGGCGCCAACGGCGGCAATCACGGAGCGCACGGCGTCCATGATTTTCTGATGGATGTCGTCCATATCAATTACCCCGCGACCCCGAGCGTGATCAGCATGGCGCCAACGGCGGCAAACACGTCGCGCACGGCGTCCATGAGTTTCAGGTGGAAGGCGTTCATGTCAATTACCCCACGAAGCGAGCCTGATAAGTGGCTCGTAATCTCGCAGTAGCCGCTCCACCGCGAGCAGCTCACTATTAATCGCATTGCGTTGCGAGATCAACTCGCTAAGCCTGCGCTCGAGCTGTTTTTTATTCGCGTAAGCCGTCTCCAGGCGCTCCTTGAGATCGACCTTGATCGTGTCCATGAGTTCATCGGGAGGCACTGGCATAAGCCCTCGCTAATTTAACGTCGTAGGCGTTCGTCTTGTATCCCCGCCCGTTATAACCATAGGCGAATCGAGCCCAGTTCCTATCACGGAGCGCGGCATCAAGCTTTTTGCCTTGAATAAAGAGCACCATTCCCTCGAGCTGGCGCGGCTCGCCTCGCAGAAAGTCGGCGACCATATTCGCCGCCTTGATAAACCCGCACAACTCGGAGTTCCTCCCGAGGATCTGGGGGCCGCCCCAGGACGCGGAACGAAACGCCGCGTCCTCGTTAATCGCGGCCGCCTTCAAGAAGCGCGGGTAACTATCGCGCGGGTAGGGCCGCGCACCCCAGACGGCGTACGCCAGCCCCGCCCGCACGGCGGCGGCGCGTTCAGCGCCGCGCAACTCGCGGTGGAATATGTGAGGCTCGAACAGCATGGTAAGCCGGCCCTTGGAATCATAGGACCGCTTCGCGCACTCGACCGCCCAAACTGCTTTCAGCGCCGCGACCTCGCACTTGAGATACTTGGCCGCGCTCGCCCAGTCCCCGCCGCCCAAAGCCGAGGCTTTCAGGTTGACAAGCTCGATCATCCCGCTATCCTCTCCATGTTCATAGTCCCTCCCTTGGTTACCCAAACTTGGCTCGCGCGGCGCAACCCGCGCGAGTTTTTTATCTGTAGCTCCCGTCCTCGCCCCCCCGCTGAGCGCGCGGAGCAACCCCCGCCTCTTTCATCTGGTCCTTGCCAATGCTGCCCGGCGGATTAGCCGCGCGCTGACCGCCCGGCGCCGCCCCCGGCGCCGGCTGCCCTGGAGCGCCGGGCCCCGCGCCCCCAGGCGCGCCCGGCATACCACCAGGTGCCTGTTTCTTCATCATCTCGAGCTGCGCGACTTCAGGCGGCAGGTCCGCGAGCTTCTCGAAGATCAGTGGCGCCAGACGCGGCCCAAAGGCGTCCTCGAGCAGCACGGATACGGCAGGCGCGATGTTCATCCGGTGCTCCGGGTACATAGCGGGCGGGATGCCCCGCAGAACGTTCAGCGCCGCGACCTGAAGCTGCACGCGCTCGGAGTTCTTGACGGCCTCCACGCCGAACCACATGAAGTAATACGACGACTCCAGCTCCACGGGGGGCACGCTGACCAGCTTAGGCTTTGGCCCCAGGTCCGCGATCGTCGGCACGAGCAGGTTATGGTCCCGGAATTGGTAGTCCAGCTCGAGGAAAAGCTGGAGCATGGGCGAAAGAATGTTCTCCTCGATCGTCACGACGGCTTCCGCCGTCGTGAGCAGGTCAACCGCCTGCTCCTGGGCCATCTCCGCTTGATTGCGTTTCGCGGTGGACGTGGATTGCGTGATCATGGCCGGGTTCACACCGAGCGTCTGCATGACCTGCATCCGGGCCGCGTTCACGATGGACAGCGCCTCTTCCCACATGACCGGGATCTGCAGCGGCTGCGTATCCTGGGGGCTCGTGAGCCATAGCGCGCCCGGCGACTGCGTCATGCAGTCAACGTTCGGGTTCTTCTCCGGGTCCGTCATCACGACGACTTGAAGCCCGCGATGCGCGCTGTCCATCCCAATGTTGATCGCGTCATTCGCCGCGAGCTGGAAGTCATAAACCGCGTCAACGGGCGCGCGGCCCTTGAATACGCCAGCCGCGCGCTCGCGCGGGGCCGACAGAATAGGCAACCGGTCGGACCAGAGCGGGTTCCTCTTGACGGAAAGGATATGCCCCTTGCCCGCGTGGAAGCAACGGTATAACCGCATCTCGTCATCGATGTTCAGGTTCAACCAGATCTCGTAGAGCAGGAGATAGGACTCCGTGCTATCGTCGTGGATGCCCGCGCTCTCCAGCTGCTCAACCCGCGTGTCCTGAACCCGCGTCCACAAGGCCGATCGGGTCGCCACGTCGCCGAACAGGCCAAGAGCCTCTTCCCCAGCCTCTTCCTCGACCTCACCCGTCTCCATCATCTGACGCAGCTTCGCCTTCGTCCAACGGCGGACAATGGCGACGCAACCCCCCTGGTCGAGCGCGTCGCCCAGGGAATTGGCGGTCGAGGGCGTGACGATCAGATCATTGTCGGGGATAACCTCGACAACAGGCCCCGCGTCCTGCACGACGACGTCGATCGCCTGCATCGTCACAACGGGCTGCATCGTCTCCGGGTCAACCAAGGGCAACGGCACCTCTTCCCTCTTGACCGTCGCCCGCTTCGTCGCGCGCCATGTCACATAGACGGTATAATGGCCCTCGAGATCGCCGTTCAGCATGAGCGCGGGCACGATGTCCGTGCGGAGATGGGCCTTACGGACATAGTGCTCGAGCAGCGAGATTATGTCCGAAGGCAGTTCCCCAGTCTCGGTCAAGGCCGTGACATAGCGTTCGGATCGCGGAAACAACTGGTTGGTGAAACGGATCTTGCGGGCGTTCACGGCGTCCCGCGCGAGGGGGACGTAAAAGTTCGAAGGCCCCGTGTAGACCTGGTCCTCGGACAGGACGCAATGGAACATCTCCCAATTACGCCGGATCATGTCCGCGCGGCGGATGCGGTTCTCCATCGCGCGCTCCACGTCGTCGAAGGCCGTGTCCACGGCGTCCGCGACGCCGTCCTCGTCCTTCATCTCCTTGTCGCGCCGCCAATCCGACAACGGCGGGGGCGCGTCCGGGTCGCCGAAGGGCGGCTCGCTCGCGGGCTCCGGATGCTCGCGCATGAGACGCGGGTCCTCGGAGGCTTCACCTTCTCTTTTGCGTTTGCGTGCCATCCGGGACCGTACTCAGGTAAGGGCGCCCATCGTGCGCGTACCGCACGCGACCGCCCATGAGGGACTGCGTAACCTGCCGCGTGCGCAGGCGGCTCGCCATTGCCTCCAGGGCCGTGGCCACGATATCATAGCGGTTCGACTTGCGTCCTTCAAGCGACTGGCACCCGCCCGACAGACCTTGAAGCGCCCAGCTGGCCTGGGGGTGTACCCGCAGGCCGTCCATCCGGGCCAGAAGAAGCCGGAGCTCGGCTTCCCCGATACCCGGCTCCGCCGCCTGCCCCAGCTCGTACCCAGTCGCGCGCGCGGCGGGCCGCAACCCCACGGGGTCGATCGTCCGCCAATGCGCGGCGGGGAGCACGATCCGCGCGGGGCGCTCCAACTCGAGCTTCCGCAGCAACAAGGGAAGCACCTCGGAGGGGCTGCCCTCCATATAATGATCCCGCAGGACATGCACGGGGCCTTTCTCGGGCACCCCCGCCAATAGCATATAGGTGGCGTATCCATCAGCCGCCGCGACAAGGAACTTGTCAGTCTCGACCATCGGGACCGGGCTATGATCGACGTGCGCCTGCGTGAACTCCGGGTACTTCTCGCGCCCCGTCCTTATGATGGCGTACGCCAAGGCGTTCGGTACGTCCAGACGCCCGGTCGGATATTGCTCAAGCTGCTCTATCAAATCCTTGTGCATCCCAGGTCCCCCGTAAAGCCGCACTCTTCCAGAAATCAACCAAGGCTGTAGGTTGCGGATGAACTCGAGCTTGCTCTTATCGCGCGGCGCGCTTTTATAGTCGATCGGCAGCGTCATGCCGCGCTCCATCTGGGCGTGCAGGAGCGGTGTGCGCAGGTACTCGTGCAACCCGTCGATCTCAACCCCGATCTCCACGGGGCGGTAGATAGTGTTGATACGGAATATGTCGTCGATCATCTCATCCGGCATCCACAGATGCCCGCCGCTCTCCCATACGGTCAATGTGTTATGGGGGCCTGGGCTCCACACCACGACGCCTGTATGCGAGCTGTTGGGCCTCGTGGTTCGCGCGGGGTCATACATGGCGTAGACAGCCTCGTAGGTCCGTGGCATCTGTATGTAGACGACCTTCTCCGGGTCGAAGATGCGTTCCGCGTCGGGCCGCGCGCGGCAGTAATACTCCTGCTCGAACAGCCGGAGCTTGCCCAGGCGCGCGTACTGTTCCTTCTCGGCGTCGATCGCCTTGAGCGGCCACTTCCCGGGCCAGGACGGGACCCTCGCGCCATCGGCGCCGGGCGCCTCGATGGGGACCACGAGTGTCCGCCACCCGGGATCGCGGCGGAGGTGCTCCGAAACGCACTCCGGCGCGAGCGGAGTGGCGCAGACACGCAGACGCGCCTTCGATATCTCCATGGCGGGGCGAAGCACGGCGAACAACCAGTGCATGACCTTCATGAGATTAGCAGGGCTCGCTACGTCTTCCTCGTTCTCTATGTCGTCCAGTACGGCGAGATCGGGCCGGTACTGTAAATACTTTACTCCACGGAGGGATTGGCCCTTTCCGATGGCCTGGATGCATACGCCGTTCTTGAGCACGACGCGTGAAGCGCCCCAGGTGGATGCCGTCGCGGCGGAATAGTCGCCGAAAACGGATTGTATCTTCTCATTCGTGCCCAATTCGACCTGCACGGAGGTCAAGCGGTCCTTCGCGCGCTGTTCCGTGTCGCCGACGAGCAGAATATTATGAAATTCCTGGTATAGGGCGGCGATAATGACGGCTTCCTCGGTGATCGAGCTCTTCGCGGAGCCACGGAAGCACTGAAACTGCACGAAGGGGGCGGAGGAGTGCCACTCCCTGATCATTTCCGCGTGAAAAGGGGCGGACTGGAAGCTCCGCCGGTGGCTGAACAGCCACTCATGCGCGAGGTTCCGGTCCGCGTCCAGGAGTTTGAGGGTCTTGGCGAGGTTTTTAAGGCTCATGTCTCCTTATATATGAGCGGGCGGGCGGGTTCTAGTCGGTAAGACCACATGCCGCTCTCATCGCTAGGCGCAGTCGCTCGTCAGCGTCGTCCCGCTCCTCGGGGGTCATCAACGCGCGCTCGCGCCCTAGACCCGCGGACCTTTCGCGCGGGGGTTCCAGACGTGCTTCTGTAGGTGTTTCCGGCACGCTCTTTACTACATTAGACACGTTCGAACTCGGATAGATTACCGGGGCCGCGCTTTTTTGTTCCTGGTTTGTTTCATTTTCCATGCCTTTTTTAATAAAAAATGCCACTTGGCGCGCGATTGAGCGGCAATCGCGGGCGGCGATTAAGCGGATTTTTTCGTACATTTCGGGGGTAAGACGTACCTCATATGACATTTTACGACTTGCTCCTTAACTTTTTGGGGGTGCAGCGAGGGCTTGATTTTTAGCCCTCGCTGCACCCCCTAATATAGGGTGTTATATCCCCGTGTCAAGGCGTGAAACGGGGCGAATGTCCGCAAATGTATGCTGCCCGCATAAATCCTAAAATGGCCGCAAATTGGGGGGAGGGAGCCTCACTCTCCCTCACTTTAGGTCGGCGTTCAGAGAAAAAAAACCGAAAAAAAGGGCAATAAATGGAAAAAATAGTATAGTAAAACATACAAATACGTAGTTTTTATGTGTAGTCAGGCCCTTTTCGAGGGATCCCGGAAATGTTTCACAGGATTCGTGAACGATATCAGTTGGTTACAGACGGCGCGGCTGCGCGGCGCGGCTCGCACGATGGGTAGGATGGGAGCGGATTTCGACCAATTGGTACAGGTTCGCACGGGGGGGGAATTTGCGCGGAAGCGCGGGTAAGTCATTGAAATCATTGGGGTTTGGGGTCCTACTACTACTACTACTACTATCTATATTTTTTAAATAAACATACCCCGGGATTTTTCGTGTTGCTCGCGGCACGCCTTTTTTCTCTCACATACTCTTTCCCCAAAACGCGATTCTGTTCGTGTTGTATCGTAGTAAGCTTAAGCATTGGATAAACTAGAAATATCAATCACTTAAGCCGTATTTCGGTATTATCGCTACTACCAAAATCGTTACACATCAATGGGTTAGCACTATCGCCAAAACGTGATCGATTTCGACTTGACTTTCGCACGAAAACGCACTACATATATATCATAAGAGAGAGGAACGTATCACTAGCACAGCGCCAACGCGGTAGCTCAAGGGCAACGCCACAAGCCGGGCACACACGGCGCGGTAAGTCGAGCGGCCACTCCCACCCCCCTAACCCCGTGCACGGGCCGCGCGAGCGGCCCTCTTCTTGGAGCGTGACCTTGCCGATCGACCTCATGGACCACTTGCGCGATCCAGCTCCAGTCACGCCGTCTAGGCGGGAGCTGGACTTCGCGCGCCCCGCTGGCATCAGCTTCGAGGGCCGCGCGGGCGCCATGACCCTCCGTGCGTACCGCGCGCTCGGGCAGGCATCCGACAGCCCCATCGCGCGGTACGCCGTCCTGATCGACGCGGCGCGCCGCGTAAGCGCCAATACCCCGTCCATCAGCGACATCGCCACCCGCGCGGGCGTCCCGGTGCCCGCCCTGCGCCGTTTGTTGGCATCCCCTAGCACCACGCCCCGCCCAGGGACCATCCTGATGGCCCTGCAAGCCCTCCACGCGGCCTTTTCGATCGCCATGGACCCTACCTACGTCCCCACGAGGCGGAGACGGCCCACCGGCCGCCCCAAGCCCGTGCTGGCCAATTTCCCGCCCCGTGACAATCCAGCCCAGGCAAGCTTGATGCCCCGCTACGTACGCGCGACTGGCCTGTCCATCTCCGCCGTGCGGTACTGGGGCGCCGTCGGCGTGACGCCGGTCAGCCGCTGGCGCCGGCGCGCGGAGACCGCGCTCGAGACTGTCATGCTGGAGACCCTGCGCGTCGGGCGCCCGGAGGTGATCGACAATCACATGGCCTATTACCGCAGGATCGCGATATGGCTTGGCTTTAGCGAGGATGACTACTGGCGCATCCGTGGCAACGCCGAGTCACAGGCGGCGTAATCACAAAAACGTGAACGGAATCCAGTTGACAAGGAGGGAGAAGTGTAGTTATATATGTCATCAACAAGGGAGATGGTTATGACCCACACAATTACGGAACTCGACAGGCTGATCGCGGACCTAGAGCGGGTCCGGAGCAGCGCCCTCCACGGAGAGAAGATTGACGCGCCGTTGGAGAGGTGGAGCCGCGAGGCGCGGTCCTGCTTCCGGGACTACGTGATGGAAATCGCCGAGGAGGCCGGCTGCTTTCTCGAGGCCGCGTCCCTGCTCACGGGCACGAATTCATAAAATAATTTAGCGACGCGGCCGGCCTCTTGCCAAGGCCGCGTCCCCACTCGATCACAAAAAAGTGAACAGAATCTGGTTGACTAAGTGTAAGAAGTGTAGTTATATAGGTTATGGACACGGGAAGGAGATTGTTATGAATTGCCCCGCCGATGAACTCGACAAGCTGATCGCGTACCTGAGGCAAGTTCGCGGCTCCACGCTCTACCGGACGGCGCTCGACACGCCACCGGAAACGTGGAGCCGCGAGACGCGGGAAGACTTCACGGACCTCGTGTTGGACGTCGCCGAGGCGGCTGACCCCTTTTTCAAGGCCGCGTCCAAGCTTGTGGGAAATCATGACCCTAAATACAATGACCGGGTCGCCTCCACCGCCGTGCATGACATGCTGCTCGACGACATGAAGGCTTTCGTGGACGATGAAGGATAAGTAATAATAGCTTAGACAGTAAAGGATGATAGTTATGTTGCTCGAAGCCAAGTATATCCGCGCGGCATCGCGCGTTTCCCTAAAGGAGAAAACCAGGGCTTACCTGGGCGGCGTGTACGTCGAGGTAAACAGGGATTACACATTCTACGTGGCCACGGATGGTCTCGCTTTGTTCGCGGTCCGGCGAGCTACCTTGGAGCCGTTCGAGCGGCCGATGTACCTCATTATCCCGTCGGACGTTTGCAAGGCCGTGCCCAAGGCTACAAAACGGGAAAGCGACCCACGGGTGGAGCTTACAAATCCTCGGGACCGTTACCAGCTCGGCAACCAGATTTTCGACGCCATCGATGGGGCGTTCCCGGACTGGCGACGAGTGGTGCCACGGGGCGACCTACGGGAGCCGCTATCCGCGCAGGATCCCCGTGTCGCGATTCGCCTGTACAAGGCGGCGGCCGAGCTGGGGATCGGCTACAATCCCTCCCAGTTTGGGTCCGGGAGTGGGAGCCCTATCGTGTACCGCTGGGCGATGCACGAGGATATTCTTGGGCTGTGCATGCCTTGCCGCCAGCCAAGGGACCCAATCTCGACCGTGCCGGATTGGGCGAAAGGAGCTTGACATGCTGCACCCCGACCTGATTTCCCCCCGTGCGTCGCGCGCCTTGGCGGCGCGCCTCACGGCTCATATCGTGTACGGTCCGCCGGCGCGGCTGGCGCGGCAGGACAAGGCGATTTATCGCCATCGGTGTGAGAGTATGTTGGCGCGGGTCCTTGTGTGCCAGCCGCGATTGCGCCGGACGTATTTTGACTTGGACCACGTTACCCCACCGCTGATCTAGGAGGTCATCATGAACAAGCAGAAATTTCCGTGGTTTGTTGTCGTCCTGTTTATCGGCGTCCTGCTGATACAGGCCGGCGTCGCGCTCAAGGTTTTGAATGGCGGCCACGCCCACACGCCCCACTATCGGGGATTGCATGGAGACAGTAGATGACCCTCGCGTTCCGGACTCGTGACGCCGCGGCACGGCTTATAAAGCTTGCGGACTCTACACGCTATGTTGATTGGATAGGGTGCCCGATCGATACCACGAACGTTGACCAACGCAAGATGCTCCAGTTTTTCATTGAGGACGTGGCGCTGATCATGGACCGCGTCTACAAGGAGGCGGGCATTCCGCAAGACACACGCGCGACCGTGACCCGCTTATTGCGCTACGGCGTTTGACCGTAAGGAGATACCACGATGCTTGAGTCTATCTTCTTTATTGCCGCCTGCATCCTGATCCACCGTGCGTATGACCGCGCGCAACGCCGCGCGGAGGCGCGGGAAGCGCGGCATGACGAGCTGCTCGCCCGCTATATCCACAACTATAACGTGGAGCGCGGCTATCATGTCGAGGACTGACGCGAACGAACCCCCCTTCACCTACGACTGGGTCGCCCAGTCGTGCGAGGAAGTGACCCGGGCGATCGCCGCGCGCGCCGCCCAGAGGTTCCAGGAATGCCCAACCGACGCTAACCGTGAAGCGCTTGAGGCGGCGTGCGCGCTTTTGGAGCAGTGGACAAAGGATCGTTGGCGGAGGACGAGATGACCACGAGCGTTATGAAAACTACAGGGGATGGCACGCGGGAGTGGCGCTGGCGCGGCCAGCGCCACCGCGAGGACGGCCCGGCTGTCGAGCGGGCGGATGGCACGCGGGAGTGGCGCTGGCGCGACCAGCGCCACCGCGAGGACGGTCCCGCGATCGAGTGGCCCGACGGCACGCGGGAATGGTACTGGCACGACCTGCGCCACCGCGAGGACGGTCCCGCGATCGAGCGGGCGGATGGCACGCGGGAATGGTACTGGCAC